ACGTCCGCTGCATTTCCTGCCACTATCGCGCCATTCTCTGCACGGGCCAGGCTGTCAGCTCTGGTCACACCATTGGGGTTGACCAAGAACATTGCCTTAGCACTGATCAAGCTGCCCTCAACAATCGCCTTGCTCAATGACTCCAAGCTATTGAGATCGCCGATCACCTCCTCGCAAAGCGAGCGACCGTAGCTCTCGCCTGCAATCTTGTGCAGCCTGAGGCAAAGCCAAGGGCAGTTATCAATACGGCTGAAGCCTTGTGATCCAGTCACCACCTTGCCTTCGTATTCCTGGTGCCACTCCACCCGGTCCTGCGTCTTGTCAAAGTTGATATGGGTATAGACGTTGTTGTTCTTGTCCTTGCCGCTAGCTGAATCCTCAGTCGGCTTAGTTCTCTCAGGCAAATACTTATCGCTGACCGACTCCTTGATCACGATCTCGCTGACGTTGCCTTCAGGATCACGGTCGACCACGTAGCTCCGCAGTGACCACATCCGCACGTTGTCTGCTCCGACGTAAAGCAGCGCGTTGCCACCAACAATCAAATGCTTCAACGCCTCGAATAAGGCTGGCCTGGTTTGCAGCTTGTCCAGGCGTGACAAGATCTGACGCTCAACATCAGACAACGCCACGTCTAGTTGACTCAACACATCCTGTTGATCGCCACCGATTTGATCGAGGTAGTTCTGAACCTGACCCTTATCAATCACCAGTCGAAAGAACGGCTGGCTTGGTGGATACAACGCAAGCAATAGTTTGGCGCTGATGGATCCCACCCCTCGTGCTCCTGCGCCCTGATACAGGCTGAGCAATCTGTTGTATGGCTCGGCTCCTGTCTGATAGTTCTCGTCTGATTCAGGGATCAACGAGGGGATAGTTAATTGACTGCAATCAATAGCTCGCCGCAAGTAAATGCTGCGATACATCGACAGGTCATCAAACCTGGCCTGAGCGGTTGAGTTTTTGGTTGCCATTATGCGAGCTGGAGACCAGCGAGAGGATTGCTGTTGGTGCCAAGACCACTCAGGATTGAGAGATCACTGAGCTGATTGTCTTGCTGTCGCCTGCCACCTTTACGGTTGTCGCCATAAAGAACTGACAGTGCTGTTGGATTGGCATTAGGAACAAAGGCATTCCGCAGGTTGCTTGCCCTTTTCTCTGCCAAGTCTCGGGCCGCGTTTGCTGAAAGCATCTGGTCTTTCATGAAGGCATTGGCAGCAGCCCAGTTGTCATTGATTGAACCAAGCTCTTCTATCTGAAGACTGAGTCCCTCAAGCTCTTTGGTGTATTCATCCGCAAGCCCTGAGATCTTTGTGTCAGTGCGGAACTGTTGTTCATTCAGGATGTCCGCAAGGGTTGGTGCTTCAGGCCCGCCGCCGCCATCAGCACCATCAGCACCACCGCCAATACCAGCAAGTTTTTCCTGGAGCTTGCCGCCGATCTTTACGCCTTGAAGACCTTCGGCGTAGCTCTTGATTTGGTTGTCGTTATACCCTCTTGCTTTTAATTCGTCATAGTCCTGCAACCCAAGACCCTTTGCCCCGTAGTCGGCAGGGTTGAAGTTCTGTGCAATGCCGCCGTCAAGACCAAGCTTGGCCTGAAGCTTGCTGCCAATATCTACGCCCTTCAGGCCTTTGGCATAGCTCCTGATTTCATTGTTGCTATACCCTTGCTGCTTTAGCGCTTCATAGTCCTGCAACCCAAGACCCTTTGACCCGTAGTCAGCAGGATTGAAGCCGCTTGCAGCGATGCCAGTTTTAGTGGCCTTGGGTTCGCGATTGGGGTTTGGAGCTATAACCCCAGGCGCCCTGGTTGCTGTCAAAGAGTTGGCGAAAGGATCGATTGTTCCGTTCCCTTTGCCCTTGACACCAGGAGCGCTGACACCAGGAGCGTATGCTGTCGAGTTATCAAAGGCGTTCGTCTTGGCAGACCTGTTGCCCTTTGAACTGGTCACCTTCTCGCTGGGAGCACTGACGCCAGCGGCGTAGTTTGTCGTTAGTGGTCCGACGGGATTGGTGTTCCTGGCAAGGCTGACGCCAGGAGCGTATGTTGTTGACGAGGCAAAGCTTCTCGGCCTGGCGACAGCACTCTGGCCTGAGGAGCCGCCTCTGTTGTTGTTGCCTTTGCTGAAGGTCGGCAGCTCCAAGGCCTCACGACTTATGGAGTCCTTGCTTCTGGGTGCAATGGCCAGATCGCCAAGGCCCAGCCCTTGCGTCCCAACATCTTTTATGTATCGAAGGTCGTCTTTGTATGTGCCTCTTACTTCGCGGACACCTTTGTTTCTTAGTTCCTCGGCAGCTGCCAGGCCAGCCGCTTCGTCTGCTTGCAGCGAGGCAATGATGTCATTGAATTCTCCGCTGCCTCTGCCTCCGTACTCAGGGATGACAGGTCCTGCCGGGGCTGCTTGCTCGACAACTTGGTTGCCGCCGTTGCTTGTAGGGACTGGTCCGCTATTGCCTGAGCCTGGCGTCCCATTAAACAGTTGACCTCTGGCGGCAAGATCAAACTGCTGCTTACTGCTCAGGTTGGTGACGTATTTGGAATTAACCAGGCCAGTGTTTGGGTCCCAAGCTTTTGGTTCTTCCTTGTTCTGCTTGTCTTCACCTCTTTCAGTAGCGCGAGCCAGCCTCTTGGGAATGCCTAGCTCCTTGAGATCCTTCGCTTCTGACTTAGTGATGCCGTCTTTCTTGGCTTTCTGTAGGGCTTCCCGTTGCTTTTTAGACAGTGCCATTGGTTAGACCCCAGAGAAAACGGATGACAGATCTCTGCCCCGAAGCGTACCTAATCTGATCAACAGAGTCAGTCAGTTCAGGTGTGCGCTCGGGGAACAAAGTATCTAGTGCTTCCAGCATCTCACTGGTCAGGCGTTGACCGATGACTTTCTTCAGGACTTCAGGGTTGGTGGTGTCCATAGGTCAACAGTGCGCGTCACTGAATTGTACTCACCATGCCGAAGTATTCGCACTAGCCGCGCCTGCTGCAGTGCAACAACTTCTGGTTCCCGAACGTCGTCCTTCTTTGCGAGGGCCTTTTTAAACGCCCCCACAATTTCTTGCCAACATTCCACAGGCTTTGCTGTGTTGAAGTCGTCAACAATCTTCTTTGCTCCGACTGCACCAATGCCGGGGCAGCCGGGAATGTTGTCCGTTGAATCACCAATCAATACCTGTGAATAGAAATGTTTGTCGCAATAGTCCTGGTCAACAATCCACTCGATTGCTTTGTCTCTGAGCATCTCGTCCGCCCACTCCATGACTTGCAGGCCTTGCTTCTCTTCTCTCTTGACACCAGCTGGCCACCAGTGACGGCCCGGCACCTGATCCAGATCCTTGTCACCACTAACAACGATCGGTTCCTCCCCTGCATCACGCAATGCACCAGCTAGCAGACCAAGCCAGTCATCAGCTTCGATCTCATCGTGCAGAAAGCTGGTGGGTTCATCCAACAGCTCACGCTTCATCACCTTGTAACCAATGGGCTTGAGCACAGCAGCACGATTGGCCTTGTAGTCAGGAGCAATGCGCTTGCGGAATGCGCTCGGCCCTGTCCAGCACAGCCTGTAATCAGCACCTGGCCAGCGTTCCAGCCATTCTTCTATGGTCTTCCAGAACTCCTCACGCACGGTGTTGAGTTCAGCCCAGCGGACCCACACCTCATCGCCAAGGTTGGCCTCGATCTCCCACGCTGCCATCGTGCGAAACAGCAGCATGTCGGCGTCAATTAAAAGCATTGTCATGGTCAATTCGTTCGCGAAAGAATTCGAGTGCTGCCTTCATGGCTGAGCCATAGCCCTGCCAGTACTGTCGAGCGGCGTGCTCTTTGGTTGATCCAAAGTTGTGGATAGATTCCTCAAGCTGTCTCTGGAAGAACTGTTCCAGGGTCCAGGGGTTCTTCGATTTGCGTCCCATTGATTTGGTTGGAGTGAATTAGGTCGAGGCAGTGACGAAGAGCGCAGCTATATCCAGCCCAGTAGCCAGTCCAATAGCTCTGATGTTGCGGGTCATCTGGATCCCGCATCTTGTCCAGCTCAATGTCTTCCTTGTGGATCTTGTGAGCACGTTCAAGACTGTTGGTCAGGATCGTGATCAGGACGGAGTCCTCGCAAATTCTTCCTTGAATCGGCAAACCTTTGGCAAGAATTCGAGCTTGGACATCATCCCCACTTCGCCCTTGATCCTGTTCTTCTTGAGCCAGCATGATGTTGTGTTGGGTTGTTCAGTGTCCAATGGATTGCGTGCAAGCATCCAGATGTAGTCAGGGATCTGCGC